CCATCAGTGCCATTAGATAATATCTTTCTATTTGATCACTGAAGAGTTCCTCGTATGACATATTCGTTTAATTCTGATTCTTTATTCACAAAGTACTCTTCAAATGTTTTAATTGCTCTTTCTAATTTTTCTTTCCCTGATAAATAAAAACTCTCACTTGCATCCCACATACCTAAATCTCCTTTGCCTTTATCTATTGCAAAGAAATAAAATTTATCATAACTCACATTAAATAATTCGCAATAAATATAAAGTTGTACGTCATAAGAGTATTTCTTGGCTGAATATGGAAATGCCTTTACATCTGATGTTGTTTTTAAATCACCAATAAATCCATCACCTAATATATCTGCTTTAGCACGGAAGGGATAACCATCTAACATTCCTATAGCTGGTATCTCAAACTTTGCTCCTCTAGTCATTCTTTGCCACAAATCATTCTGTAGTAAAGCGTCTACTGTATACATTGCTTTGTCATAGTCTTTTCTTGTATACACAAATTCATCTGATCCTATTTCTGCTACTTTCTCTGTGTATTTTTTTGTTCTTGCTGATTGTACTTCTACTATGTGTACTAGACTATCTACCTTATCTGGTTCTAATGCTGCTAAATGTATAAGCCTTCCTGCTTTAAAAGCTGGGTTGTCTGACTTAAAGTTTAAACTTCTAGCATAAGCTTTAGGACTATCCATTAAATATTTTATAGAAGAAGAACTTAAAGCTGTTCTTCCTAGTTCTCCATAGTAAAACTTATCGTCATCCATTTTAGGAATTAGATCTTCTGGTGAATATTGTTTTCCGTTAAGTAATGTTATTGTGTTGTTCATATTATTCTCCTTTTTCTAATTGATCTTCTAATGCAGCAAGAGCTCTCCATGCTACCTTGCCTAGATGTAACATTCCATCATCATCTATAGGTTCTGTCGTGTGGTCTATTAGGTGTCTAGTTAAAGCATCTAGTTGGTCTGTTGATTTACTCTTATCCCAATGCAGAGGTTTGTCTGGATGATGTTGCTGGTTTCCTATGTAACTAATCTTTGATACATATTTAAGTGCTCTAGGAAAATACTTCAACACTCCAGTAAATACTGGCATTTCTTTTCTTTCTTTATGTTTACTCATAGTCCTAGCTTTTTTGCCTTATTATATTTTATAACAATCTTATTAGCTTCATTGAGTTCTGCCTCTACTCTTCTTGCTCTTTTAAGAGCTCTTATCTTGTCTGATCTATATGACTCTATAGTTTTCTCATATGTTCTTCTCTCGTATTCAAGATGTGCAACATATATTCCTATCTCTGCCAAACACCCTTTACAGAGTTTTATGTCTTCGTTGTTTGATTCTTTACCCCACTTCATTAATTTATTTCCTAAAGTCTGGTAGTTTGTAACGTATTCTAATTCTTTGATTAATTCCATTTTATTTGTATTCATTGTAAATTGCTTCTAGTTTATTATACACTTGTCCAACAAAGCAAGGACTACAATTGGTAAGTTTCTTTGTGTCTTTAAAAACTCTATTGTATATCTCTAACATTTTTGGTGCGTATTCTGTTATATTGTTCTTTTTTTCTTCAAATATATCTTTAAGATACAAAAATTCCTGTTCAGTGAAAAGCTCTGGCATTTTATATGGAAACAATTCATTGAGTTTCTTTTTTCTTTTATCACATCCACAGTCTGCATCTAATGCTTCTGCTACAGTATCTACAACTTTTTTAATTCCTGTTGCTTTAGTTATTTTCTCAACTGTATCGCCAAATCCTTTAGCGGCTACTTTTTGTTGATATTCAAAATTGGCTTTAAATTTATTATAATCGTTCATAATCTTCGTTTTTGTAATCTTCGTAATCTTCTTTTAATTTCTCTTTTAATATGTTTTTTGCATTCTTTAAAGTATTAAATATACTTACCCAACTTATTTTTGTTTCTGCTGCAATCTTTCTAATACTCATATTTGTATCTCTATATAAAACAAAAAGCTTTTTATCATACCAATGCCAGTCTTCTATTTCATCATCTATTTTTTCACAAATATAATTATATGCTTCTTGTTCTCTCAAATCTGTTTTATCATCTAACTGAAGTACTCCATCATCAATAGAAACCTTCCTAACTTTTCGCTTACTATTATAGTATAAGTAGTAAGTAGTTCGTAAAGTGAAATACATATAACCCCTGCGAATAATACCATTTTCAATAACCTTTTCTGGTTTAGCATATTTATATAATATTAAATAACTCTCTTGTACAATATCTTCTGCATAATCATATTCACCAAAACCATTAACTATTCTGATCCATTCTTTATGTTGTCTTGCTACTATCTCTAGCCAGTCTGCTCTTCCCATTTCACTGTAACATTTATAAATCCTATGACACACTGTAAAGTGTATTCATCATATCCATCATCATATTGTTCTTTGTGAAATAATGCTCCTATCATGAAACCTTTTATTAATGCTATATAAATATCTGCATTTTTGTATTGACCAATCATTACAAATATTGTAGTTATAATAAGAAGTATAATAAGTATCAAAATAATAATTCTTTTTTGTTTTTATCTAATAAGTCTTTGTCCATAAAAGTGAAACCAATATTATTCTTTTCCATCTTTAATTTTATTGGTTCATCAAACGGTGTACATCTTCCTCCTGTTTCCATTTCTTTTATTTTTAAAACTAACAGGTTTGAGTATATCCAGTCTGTTGGATGAGATGTGTACCTGTGAATACAAATCAGATCATCACAACGGTTTCCCCACTTACCACCTCCTTCAACACTAGCAATGTTTAATGGCATTGGCAATCCTTCATATTCATGTCCTTTAGGGTGCATACGTCTTAAAGCTTCAGTTACTCCATGAGCATTTAAGAATAATGTTATGTTGTTTCTTTTAGCAAACAATCTAAATTCTGTACTAACTTGATAGTCATATTCATGACCTCCTACCTCTTTATATAGTTGTTTGTCTTTTATTAAAGAGTTGTATGGATCTATTAGTATAGCATCATAATCCCAAGCATCTTTAATGTCTTTTGCTTCTTCAAGTAATTCTTTGTATGTGTAAAGTTCTTCAACGTCTATAATCTTAAAATAAGAATCAGACCATTCTAGTGCGTCTTTTATCTCTGCATCTTCAGCCTTTGTAATAGGCTTACGCATTTTAAACTCTATTATTTTTCTTTGAATTGATTGAGGTGTGTTTTCTGAAGACCAGATTAAAAACCTCTTTTTGTGTTTAAGAGCCCATATGACGAACAAATACAATATAACAGTTGTTTTACCAACATTAGCATGACCAATTAATAAATTGAAATTGCCTTGTTTGTATCGTAAGTATTCGTCTATGTCTGGAACTCCTATTTTTAAACCTTCCTTAACTCTTCCGTGTTTAATATCTAAAAGTTTCTCAAATATTTTAGAAGAGTTTACTATCATTAGAATGGAAGATTATCGTTAACGTCTGGCATTTGTGAGTTTGATGTTGTTTCAGCAACAGCATTAACTATTTTCCATCCTGTAACGTTTATGTAGTATTTACCTTTGTACTCGTTAGATCTTAAATTAACTCCTACGTTAATTGTTTGCCCAACTTGTAAGCTGTTAACTAAATCAATTTTATCATTTAAAAATTCTACTGGTATCGTTTGTGGATATTTTCCAGCAGTCTCTACTAATACAGTTTTTTTCTTTAACTGTTTTATAGTTTCTAAACTTCCTATTGATTTAATTGTACCTGTTAATTCCATATTTATTTTTTATTTATATTATATAACATTTTATAGTCCTCTGTTGTTGGCAACAAATTCTTCTCGAAGTAGAGATACTTACCTATTAGACTTATGTCTCCTAGTATTTGTTGTTTCTCTTTATCGGTAGCAGCTCTCCATACAGGATTAAGTGCTATTTCGGTAGCTCTATCTACAGCTCCTTGTTTACTTATAGAATCTTGTGTGTGTGTGATTCTAGTTGTCTTGGTCTTTGTCATCTTTAAAAAAATTATTTATTATTAGTTGTTTATCTTGTTTACTTAAAAAGTCAGCTTGTAGTATTTCAAATAAAGCAGATCTTAATTTATCTATTTCTTCTTGCTTTTGTTTAAGTAATTCTATGTAATGTAATTCAATCATAATATAAAGTTAAACAAAATAATTAAATATTATAATAAAATGTTAATAAAATATATTTAAAAAAAAAGAGGGAACTTAATCCCTCCTTTAAACAAAGAACAATAAAAACTAGAAAAGTTTCACTAATGAAAAGAAAATTGTTTTATTCTATCATTATAATCATCAATCATTTCCATAATTTCTATGTCTGTAAATTTAGTAATTGTTCTGCTTTTTTCATAAAGTTCTTTCGACAAGTTTTCACCAATGTATAAACTAAATTTATATTGTTCCCCATATCTAAAGACATTGCACGCTACACATTGTGCATAAACATTTTGTTCATCCCATCTTGTAGCATAATGTTTTCTTGAAATAAAATGACCTGCTTGTATTTTAGTCCAATGATGGACTTCTCCACATGTAGCACATCTACAATAGCCTTCAGGATCTGCATCTCGTTGTCTAATGTATTTAGAGAATACAGTATCTAGTTTCTTTATTAAGTTCTTTCGTTTAGGTTTTCTAGGCATTTTTATTTGTCCATACTTGTTATTAGAATCTTTCCAGACTCTGGATCTATTTCTTTTATTTGTTTATAGATGTATTTAGAATTAGCTTTTACTTCATTCTTTTCTGTTTTAGATGAATCTAAACCAAGATTAGTATATTGGATTGCATCCAATTTTAATAATTCATCTGTTCTATCTTTAACAGTTAAATTAAAATCACTTATAATTTTATCAGCTAATCTTCTTATATCATCCATATTTTAATTGTTTTATATTAATTACCACTAACCCACCAAAGTTATTCACTTTTTTTTTAAAAGTAAATAGGTAAGCTTATTTTGTTTTAAACAGTAAATGTTAATACTCTATTCTCTCGTCTTGTCCTTTATAGAATTTATACCTCTACAGATCTTCTGTTTAGTTCTTTAAGAATTAAATGTTTTTTTCTACTATAAGTAGAATTATTATACATTGTTATCAATTCTTTAGTTTTAAAACTACAAGGTGGATGATGTTTCCAAGTGTATTGTTTTCCAATTATCTTGCCTCTTGCATCTCTTTTATATTCCTTTGTAGAAGGTTTTAATTTTATTGACATATTAATTAGACTTGTTGTTTAGTTTCTCAAACGTTCTCATTCCTCCAAGTCCTAACATTCCTATTAATACTGTCATTAAATGTTCCATTTGTAATGCTGGTGGAACTTGCTCTTGTCCTAAAAACCAAATCAATAAATCTCTTAATACAAAGTTGTATGCTAATGCCACTCCACAAACCCATCCAATAAAAGGACGCCATCCAGCTACAAAAATTGTTCTGTGCTGTGCTTCTACTTTATTTATCTCTGATTGTAATTCTATTAATTGTTGTGGATCTATCTCTTTTCCTTTAATAAGCTCTCTGATCTCCATACCTAAACCCCCTATATCAGATGAGTCTTTTATTCCTAATAATCTTTTTAATATTTTAAGCATAAGTCCAAATTACTTTTTGTGTCTTGTCTTCATCAGTGTCTACGTGTATAAATGTATTAGCTATACCTATCCTATAGAATCCAGCTTTGATAAGTGCTGATAGTATTTCGTATCTTGCTGTACTGGATGTTGCATGTATATCGGCAGCGAGTCCTCGTAAATGTGATGAATTCTCTGTTCCTCCCACTTTTGCATTATGTT